TTGCCTTCATTGACAACCTGACTAAAGCCATTCGCCGTGTTGGTAAGATTATGGTTGAAATGATACCTAAGATTTACGATACAGAGCGTGTTGTTCGCTTGAAGTTCTCTGATGAAACTGAAGACTTTGTTAAGTTGAATGAACAGATACTTGATGAACAAACAAACGAGTGGGTAACTATCAATGATCTGAACGTTGCTAAGTATGACGTTGTTGTTACTACTGGCCCGGCTTACTCAACACAGCGACAAGAAGCGGCTGAATCGCTTATTCAATTCGCTCAAGCTGTTCCGGCTTCCGCTGCCGTTATTGCTGATCTTATCGCTCAAAACATGGACTTCCCTGGCGCTGATGTTATGGCCGAACGTCTTAAAAAGATTGTACCGCCTAACGTATTGACCAATGACGAAAGAGAGAAGCTTGCTGAAGATATGCCAGAACAGGACCAGCCAACACCTGAACAACAGATTCAAATGAAGGAGCTTGAAGTTAGAAGCCAGGAAGCTGAAGCTAAATCGGTAACAGCTCAAGCCAATAACGAGAAGTCTGCCGCTACAATTGCTAAGGCGCAGGCGGACCTTGTTCAGGCCCAGCTTGAAACGGCTGAAGCGCAAGCTCAGCTTCAAGCTATTGAAAGCGGTCAAGGTCAAGCTTACCAGCAAGTGCGTGAATTAGTTGCTGAAGCACTGGCTGAGTTAATGGCAAATAACCAAAATGTCAAGGCTTAACGAGTGACTTTTTACTAAATTAAGCTTATCATTAGTTTATGGCTACCAGTGGCCTTTCACTGGGCTTAAATTCGTATAGGAACATATACGCCATGAGTGATGAAAACAACCAAGACGAAACTTCAGGTTTTGTCGTTACATTGAGCGATGCGCCAGAAGCACCAACTGAACCACAGGAAGAGCCGAAGCAAGAAGAACAGGCCAGTTCTGAAGCTCCTGCTACTGAAGGTGAAGAGAAGCCAGAACCTAAAGGTGAAGGCGAAGAGTCTGAAGGCAAAGCGCAAGATGATTCCGGTAACGATTCTGATACCGCCGCACCGGACGAAGGCAAGAAGCCTAACCGAGTGCAAAAGAGAATCGACAAGGTAGTAAGAGAACGTGAAGACGAGCGCCGTAAAAATGAGGCACTTGAAAAGCGTATTGCAGAATTGGAAGGTAAAGGATCGGATAAGTCAGAAAAGGAACCCGTTGAGGATGACTTTGAAACTTATGACCAGTATCTTGATGCCCTAGACGCTTATGATAATAAGCCGACAAAGGACCAGGACAAGCCTGAACCTAAACAGGAAGAGCAAGAAGCGGCACCTTCATTAACCGATAGCCAAAAAACGGCAATGGCTGTTATTAAGGAAACGGTTGAGTCAGCAACTAAACCTGATGACTTTGAAGCTGTAGCGCTTAACCCTGAAGTTCCGATCACTGGCGATATGCTTGAAGCGTTGGCTGAATGTGAAGACCCGGCAAAGGTCATGTATCATTTGGGCCAGAATAAAGATCTTGCTACTGATATTGCTTCTGGTTCGCCAGCTCAGCAAATGCGAGCAATCGCAAAACTTGATCTGACGGTGACGAGCAAACCGCCGAAACCGACAAAAACAACTAATGCGCCCGATCCTATTAGCCCTGTTGGTGGTAGTGATGCACAAGAGAAAGCCCCGGCTGAAATGTCTTTTGCAGAATACGAAGCTCACATGAATAAGAAAGAACGTTCGCGCCAATCTTGGTAATAAATAAAGGAGCCTTCTCATGGCTGTTCAAAACAACAATCTACTTACTGATGATGTAATTGCTAAAGAAGCATTGCGTCTACTTAAAAACAACTTGGTTACTGCTAAGTTGGTTTACCGCAACTATGAAAAAACATTTGGTAAAGTCGGCGATACTATTCGCTTAAAACTTCCTTACCGTGTTAAAGCGGCTGATGGTCGCACCCTGGTTAAGCAACCAATGGTTGATCAGACAATCCCGTTCAAGATTGACAAGCAGCACCACGTTGGCCTTGAGTACACTGTTAAGGATAAAACCCTTGATATTATGGACTTCTCTGAACGTTACCTGAAGTCGGGTATGATTCAGATCGCCAATAAGATTGACCGCAATATCTTGCTTACCCTGAAGAAAGCATTCCACACTTCTGGTACTCCTGGTGTTCGCCCTGGTAAGTTTATCGACTTTGCTAACGCTGGTGCTAAACAAACCACTTACGCCGTTCCTCAAGATGGAATGCGCCATGCGGTCCTTGACCCGTTCACTTGTGCTTCTCTATCTGATGAAGTAACAAAGCTGTTTAAAGAAAGCATGGTTGAGCAAGCGTATAAGATGGGCTATCGCGGTAAGGTTTCTGAGTACGATACTTACGAGTCTCAGAACTTGCCTAAGCATACTGTTGGTGATCACGGCGGCACTCCTTTGGCTGGTGCTGGTGCTAACGGTTCAGTGATCACTATGACTGGCGGTACAGCTTCAACAGCTGGCTTCTTGAAAGTTGGTGATGTGTTTACCGTTGCTGGTGTATTCGGTGTTAACCCTCAGAACTATGAAACAACTGGCTTGCTTCAAGAGTTCGTTGTTACTGCTGACGTTGATACTGATGGTGCTGGCGCTGCTTCAATCAGTGTATTCCCTGCATTGAATGACGGTACAGCCACTATCAACAACGCTGAAGGCGACCCAATCAGCACGAAAGCTTACCAGAACATTACCGCCCTTCCGGTTGCTGGTGCGGCTATCACTATTGCTGGTGCGGCTAATGCAACATACGAACAAAACTACCTGTTCCACCGTGATGCTATTGCGCTTGCAATGATTGACCTTGAGCTACCACAGTCAGCGGTTATCAAGTCTCGCGCTGCGGATCCTGAAACTGGTCTGTCACTTACTCTTACTGGTGCTTATGATATTAATGAGCAAACAGAGATTCACCGTATTGATGCTGTTTACGGCACTGATTTGATTTACGGTGAGCTTGCCCTTCGTATGTGGGGCGCTGCTCAGTAAGTAATAACCGATAAGGCCCAAGGACGGGCCTTTTATTCATTAGATAGAGAGAGTAATTAATATGTCAAAATTATGGATGTATCACGCTAACTGCCCTAAAGGTGAAATTGTTAACTTGTCTCAAGCTGAGCAATTAGAGCAAGACGGTTGGGTTAAGTCTCCGGCGCTTCTTGATTTACCTAAAGAAGACAACGCCGCAAAGATGGACGCCGATCAGATTGAACGTGCACGACCTGAAGATCTTGTTGGCCTGGTTAAAACAATGGGATTCAAGGTTTTGTCTGAAGTTGAATTTGAAGCTGAAATGAACAAGGCAAAATTTAGCGCTGTGCCTGTAACCATTGAATCATTCAGCGATGAAGAGCTAATTGCTGAAGCTGAACGCCGTGGCCTTAAAGATTCTGGCGGTTCTACTGCTTCAGTTGATGATCTGCTTAACCAGTTTAATGAAGACCCTGAGTCACTAACCAAGGCTGAGCATGTTGAGCTTGGTAATACCTTGTATAGCTTAGGTCTGCGCGAAAATATGAAGGAAGCAACTTTAATTGAAAAGATTAACGCAGCTATAAACGAGGCCGATTAATATGGCAACTACGGTAGGGGATATTATTCGCAGTGCTATGCGAAAAATTGGCGTTCTTGCTGCTGGCGAACCCCTGCCAGCCAATGAGGGTGATGACGCTTTAAAAGTATTCGCTCAAATGGTCGATGCCTGGACCAATGAAACGCTGCTTATTCCTGTAGTTGGGGTGGTTACATTCCAGCTTACTAACGATGTATCTGAATACACTATTGGTATTTATCCAGAGCCTAAGCCGGATCCATTACCGATTAACCATATCGAAACCGCAAGACCAGAAAAGATACTGGCCGCTTTCATTCGTGACCAATACGATACTGACTACATTCAAGAAGTTATTGACGTTAAGACCTTCTCACGAATTAGCCGTAAAACAAACGCCTCACGCCCTTCGCGCTTCTATGTTCGTGAAGGCTGGCCGTTAAACACTATTCTATTTGAATCGGTTCCTTACTCTTCAGAAACCCTTCATCTTGAAGTTATCCAGCCACTAAGTGACATACTTCCGGCGGCTTGCCTAACTGAAGTGATAAACCTACCGCCAGGTTACGAGCGAGCGCTTATCTATAACCTTTGCCTTGACCTTGCTGATGAATGGGGCAAGCAACCAAGTGCAGCTATTGCCACTCATGCAGTTGAAGGTAAGAAGTGGTTGAAGCGTAATAACTACCGCGATCTTGTTCTTGGAATGGACCGAGCTGTTGCCACTCAACGTAAAGGCATTGGTACTTATATTATTGAGCAGGGGCCATAACATGCAAAGAGAGATACCGCTTGCGGCTAACACTTCAGAGCAGGATATATCAGGCAATGAGTTGCTTGTTAACGTGTATCCTCGCGCATCAACTGGTGGTAAGTACCCATTCAACCTAATCAACACGCCAGGGCTCGCATTCTTTTGCGAGCTTCCTACATTCCCGGTGCTTGGCCTTCATAACAATAAAGGCCGAGTATTCGCCGTTACCCCTTCAAAAATGTACGAGATATTTAAGAACGGAACATTTAAAGAGTTAGGTGACGTTGACCTTAAAGGCCGCGTATCAATGGAGGACAACGGTATCCAGGTTGTTGTGGTTGATGGATTCAAAGGTTTCTATTATGACGCCAATACAAAGGAGGTGGAGCAGATAACAAACGAAGCCTTCTATCCGGCCTCAACAGTTACCTATCAAGATGGTTACTTTCTGTTTGACAGAAAAGGAACGGGTCAGTTCTTTATATCTGAGCTACTTGATGTTGACTTTGATCCGTTAGATTTTGCAACAGCTGAAGGCCAGCCGGATCCGTTAGTTGCGATACTTAGTGATCACCGTGAAATATTCTTGTTCGGCACTGAAACGATTGAGGTTTGGTATAACTCAGGTGCTTCTGATTTTCCCTTTGAGCGTAACCAGGGCGCATTTATTGAAAAGGGTTGTGGAGCTCGTTACTCAGTAGCCAAGCAAAACAATACTGTTTACTTTATCGGTTCTGACTTAATGGTTTATCAAATGACTGGTTACACTCCAGTAAGGATAAGCACTCACGCCGTTGAGAAGACACTTAAAGACGTTGATCTAAGTGATGCGTTTGCCTACACATATCAGGATGAAGGGCATTTGTTTTACGTGCTAACTATTCCAAGTAGGGATATTACCTGGTGTTTCGATATTTCAACTGGTGCTTGGCATGTTCGCCAGTCGTACCAGTTTGGCCGTCACCAGTCTAACAATGCGATCTTCTTTGATTCAAAAACTTTGGTTGGTGATTTTCAGAATGGTCGAATCTATCAAATGGCTGGCAACTTCTACACCGATGACGGCGAGCCTGTTGTTCGTGAGTTTGTTTTACCTACCGTTAACAACGGTCGAGAGTTCTTAACCGTTGATAGCTTAGAGTTTGATATGGGTACTGGTGTCGGCCTTATTAGCGGTCAAGGTGATGATCCAGAGTTGCGAGTGTACTTCTCAAAAGATTCAGGCAAGACATACAGTGAAAGCTTTAAACGTGGTCGCATTGGGAAGGTTGGAGAATACTTAACAAGGGCGAAGGTTAACCGCTTTGGTGCTGCCAGGCAGTTCACCTTTAAAGTTGAAATATCTGATCCTATACCAATTGATATAGGTGGTGCGTGGGTTGAGGTTCGCTAATGGCTGATAACAAAACTGAAAACCTAGTATCTAAACCTCCTCTTCAAGTGAGACTGATCGACCAGAGCGGTTTAATGAATCGCGCCTGGTCTGTTTGGTTTCGTGATTTATATCGCCGTGTAGCTTACAAAGGCGGAAATTCTATTGATGAAAATATTGAAGATATAGATCAGCTCGTTGCCGCTGTTGAGGCTAACATAATTGCCATTGCTGCCAATAAAGAGTCCATTGAGAAAAACGCTTTAGACATTGCCAAAAACGCTGAAGATATTGCTATAAACTCAGCGGCTATTGTTCAGAATGCTTTAGCCATTGCAGAGAACGTAATAAATATAGAGGCCAATGCGCAGGCGATAGTTTTACTAGCTAATAGCCTCGACACTCACGTTAACGCTTTCCAGGCACACGGATCTAATGGTGATATAGTTGGCTTTAATGACGCGGCAAGTGAATCAACGGTTGGACTTGTTGCTAGAATGGCCTCAATAGCTGACGCAGTAGAAACAACGGTTGATATTACAACTGCTGATATTGGCACAGCTCCGGCAGCTTATGATCAGGCTTACACGCAATCAGTAACCGATTTAACGAATGAAAACAAAGCGGCAATAAATCAACTGGCTTCAGACCTTAACGATGCTATTGCAGTTCTTAATAACTTACTGGCAGAAAGTAAAGCTTCAGGCCAGATGACAACACCATAGGGATAACATGAACGAGACAAACACAAAGCTGGAAGAATCACGCTCGCTGGCAATTGTTGCGGCTGTATCTTCAATTGATATTGCTGATCGGCGCGGAAAGATTAACGCACTTGAACAGGCCATGCTTCAGGAAGATCAAGTTCCTATTGATGTTAACCACCGTTTTAATGGTGGCATCTATGCGCGTGAAATCACCATTCCAAAAGGTACACTGTTAACTGGTCGAATCCATAAGTTTGATCACTTCGATATTATGCTTAGTGGTGACATTTCAGTTTCTACCGATACAGGAGAAGTTAAGCGCCTTACTGGTTTGAATATCATGGAAGGGAAAGCTGGCAAGAAACGAGCGGGATACGCGCACGAAGATACGCACTGGATCACGTTCCATTGTGCAGAAGAGCGCAACCCTGAAGAAATGTATGAGTTTCTTACTTGTGGCTCATTTGAAGAACTGGAAGAGTTTAACTATCTACTTGAACAAGCAATGAAGCAAATTGAGCATGATGAAGCTGTATTGACAGAATGCGCTAAAGCTATCGTTGATAAGGGGGATTTATGTCAGTAGTTGCGGCGGCGGTTATAGGCTCTGCTGTTGTTGGTGGGGTTTCAGCTTACTCTTCTGGCAAGGCGCAAGAGAAGGCTGCTAAGAGTGCAGCGGCTTCACAAGAAGCTATTGCTGATGAAAACGTTGCTCTTCAGCGTGAGTTAGCTAATCAACAGCGTGAAGACTTTGCGCCATGGCGTGATATTGGTGAGCAAGCATTAAATCAAATGTGGGCTGGTGTTCAGTCTGGTGAGTTTGAGGTTGGTGACATTGATGTAACAAAGGACCCTGGCTATCAATTCAGAATGGACCAGGGGGTTGAGGCGCTTGATAAGTCGGCAGCGGCTCGTGGCCGTTTATTGAGTGGCGCACAGCAAAAAGGGGTTACTGATTACTCTCAAAACGTAGCAAGCCAGGAGTACGCAAACGCTTATGCTCGTGAAGCTAATGAGAAGGCGCGTAAATACAACATGCTTTCAGGTCTTTCTTCTGGCGGTCAAGCTTCTGCTGCTGGTCAGGCTCAAGCGACTAGCAACCTAGCAAGCACAACAGGAAATATCCTTTCTAACCTTGGAACCTCACAAGCTCAATCTGAGTATGCACAAGGTCAGGCCAGGGCTGGTGCTTATCAGGGTATGGCGCAATCAGGAAACCAGGCAGCACAAAACTGGCTGATGTATAAATCTTTGGGGGCTTCGTAATGGCAGCTAATCAATATGGTATCGACTTAGGCGAGATATACCGAACCAAGGCAGCGGTTGAAGGTGCTCGCACTCAAAATAAACTATCAGGTTTAAAACTTGGTGAAATGGAGCGTGAAATAGCAGAGCGTCCAGCAAAAGAGGCGGCTGCGGCCGAGCGTAAAAACTTGCTTACTGGCCTTCGTCAAAAAGCGGTTGGCGGTGATGTTAGCGCACAGCAACAATTATTAGCCTTGGATCCTGAAGGTGGCGCAACGTTTATTGATGCTGTTACCAAGATGGATGACCGAAAACTGGAAGCCACTCAGAGATCAGTTGATGAAATGGGCCAGCTTGCCGGGTACGTGCTTCAAGGTAAAACACCTGAAGAACAGGCTCGCCGTTATCAGTTAATGTATCAAGGCGTTTCACCTGAAGTTCAATCAAAGCTACCTGAAGCGTTTGACCCTCAATTTATGGAAATGTCACTATCTAAAGCTATGGCAATGGATAAGATTTTAGAAAACCCTAAATCTATCCAAGTCGGCGGTGAAGATGTTGTTTATAAAGGTGGCCGTGAAGTTGAGCGCAAGACTCGCCCTGTTAAAACTTCCGGCACTGGTTCAGATGGTGGTGGAGTTAAGTCTGCCGATGAAAGCTTGATGTATCGCCAGTCAGTTGAATTGCTTGGCGGTCTGTTTGATCAGGCTGGTAATATTACCAATCTTGATCCTACTGTTAGAAATAAGGTCCAGGGTATTGCTACCGAAGCAACTAACATTTTTCGTGAAGGTGGTGTTACTCGATCGCAAGCTGTTAAGCAAGCAGCTCAGAAGTTTGGGCTTGAAGTTCCTGACGCTGGTAGTACAGTTGATAATGACCCTTTAGGTATTCGATGATAAACGAGCCCTTTAATTAGGGCTTTAATACAGGAGAGCCGCCGTGAGCGAGTTCATACAAAGCTTTAGAGAACAAAACCCTCAATACAATGATATGGCTGATGACCAACTGGTTACAGCTCTTCATGGCAAATACTATTCAGACATTCCAATTGAACAATTTAATCAAAAAATCGGCTTTCAAGTCGCACCGATTGAACCAGTCCAGCAAGATAATTTACCAGTTGATGCCAATTTAGGCGCTTTACCTGGCAATAATTTACCACTTCAGCAAGAAACTTTACCAGTTCAAGGTGAAAGTTTACCAGCGCAACAAATCCCACAGCAAGCCGTTGATGGCTTTACTGGCGCCGCAATGAAAGCACCTGAAGATCAAAGCATGTTAGAGCTCGTTAGCGGTAAGCTCAAAAACTGGGGCGCTGGTGCTGGTGAAAGAGCTGGTGACGTTGGCGGCGCATTGCTTCAGACCATTGAAACGGTTGGTTCTGGACTTGAACAGAAGTTACCTATGGGCGGTTTCGTTTGGGAAGATGGTGACATTATCCCTTCTGTGCTTGGTCCTGAAGAATGGGCTAAGCGAGAAGCTGAACCAATCCTAACTAAAGGCGCCGACGTTCTTAAAGATATTGATCTTGGCTATCAAGAGAAAGTCGGATGGGAAGATGTTAAGAAGTCATTCTCTGAAGGTGGTCCGTTATCCGGTAGCGCTTATGCTGACGTTTTGGAATACGGACTTGAGCAAGGTGTTAAGTCTGTCCCTGATATGGTGGCGGCCATTACCGCTTTGCCTGCTTACATATTTGCCCGTTCTGGTGAGATTGGCGAACAGAGAGCTCAAAATAAAGGCAAGGAAAGCGCTGAGCT